TCACTCAACGCATTGATGCGGAGTGAGCGAGCCATAATCTGCTTACCTGGGATTGAAGCTTCGTCGCATAGCATAGACACGTTGGCGACACCCGAGAGTTCACCCTGCGGAGTCCACTTTCCCGCCAACCCCTTTGGGATAGGAAAGCCAACGGCGTAACGATTGACGCGAGCCAAGGCCTTCGTTTTAACAAGGGTCAAGAATTCCTTGAGTGTTGATAGTGGGGCATCCCGAACAGCAGCGGGCTGTGCTGGCTTGGCGGGGGTCGTGAAGGGATTATTGGAACCGAAGCTTGACATTATCGCATTTTCCTTATAGAGTCCCTGAAGACCTTATCGCGGGATGCCTTCTCGAAGTTGTCAATGGGCAACATGATGGCCTTCTTCCAGTCGGCAGGATTGATTTTGAGAACGCGGGACTGCACATGACTATTCAGATAGTGCTTCACGGCCACTCTAGCACCTGGGAATCGTGATGCGTTGTCCAGGAGTGTCCACTTCAACTTGAATCGAGTGGTCTCTGTCAAGTTACGATTGTTGGTGTACTCCATCATTTTTGTCAACAGCTTCATCCGGAGCATTGGGGGTAGATAATGCATGTTTAACCCCACGAAACCTCCTGGGATACTTCTAAACGTAATTACCAACGGAAACTGGTCAAAATACGGCAAACTATCCCTTAGCTTAGGGTCGTAAATAAACAGATGCATGTCACCGGGCCGTACAGAACTCACGAATTCACCAATATCACTCTTGAGAATTCGTGCGCCTGATACTGACTCCATCCCGACCTTCCGAATCATGTTTTCATACCACCGGAAGCTTTTCTCGGGAGTCTCTACTTCTCTTATTTTGTCAAGTTGTTTCATATGGGCCCTAGGGGTTGACAACTAAATTCAGGTCTTATACATATCGTTGTTCGCTGTTGAATAGGAATAGAATCATCATATGAATGTATTTATGACCCAAGCAGTAATGGATCGAGCGAAGCGAAGATCCTTCAACTAGTGATGCCTAAATCCTTTTCTGTTACAAGCATGAATTCCCATCCCTTAGTCCCAGCGAAGTGCCTAGCTGATGCCCACTTTGCCTTGTTGACTTCCCATTGCATCACTTCTTCAATGAAATGCCGGGTCTTCCGTTTAGGAGGCACCGGTTCTTTTGTATACTTCGATGGCTTGACTTCGACAAGATAGACTTTTACCTCACCCTTAGTTGTCATTATCTCAATGACAAAGTCCACAAAGTAGCGGTGCATCTTCTTGTCTACAGGACTGAAGTAGGGCACAACAACTTCTTCGCTATTCCATTTTAGGATGCTATCGTTCTGATCGCACCATTTCATGAAGCGAAGCTCGTAGCTACTGCGATAGACAATGGATTTTACGTCACCCACGTACTTTTCAGGACGCTTTGGCGTAAACTTGCCTCGATATGATTCCTTGGAATATGTCATATAAATATCGTTGAGCCTATAACCTCCCCAAGGATATTTATGACCTCGCCAATCATCAAACCGCAAACTACTCTGACACCTTTCAAGTTTGGGCAGGTGGCTGCAATTCAGCAAATATCGGATGCAACTGCTCAGTTTGCAACTGCTGAAGGCGCAACTGTGAATGCTGCATTAAGCAATGTTTCTGCATTGGGCGATGCCCCGGCAGACCCTCCCGCCCCAATGACGAGAGATGCCGCAGATAAACAAAACGCAGGTGTCTTTCAAGCTGGGGCAGATGCACTTTTGGGTAGAGGTGGTGAAGCGTTTGAGGTGTTGCGTTATCCCAATACAGACCTAGGAACGGCAGACTACCCACACTACGTCATGTTTTTCATCACTGATAGACGGAGTTCACTCAGTGATGCAGAAGTGCCAGCAGGGAACAACCTCCAATTTGATTACAGCCAGAAAAATTTGTGGGTTGATGAGAAGGCAACAAGAGAACTGGGAACATTTGGCGGAGGTCTAGCTGGGGGCGCTCTCGGAAAGAGTTTGGGTAAACTTGGGGGCGAGTTAACGGCAGTCGGTGGGACGTTCGGTGGGTTCTGGGGAGGTCTGTTGGGTGCAGGAGTGGGTGCAGGCGTGGGTGCGGCAGTCTTTAACAATGAGCAAGAACGAGCAAGGGTCTTGCTGAAAAAGGTGATTGCCCTGTATTTGCCTCATAACCCGGTTGCGTCTTACAATGCGGACTGGGCATCAGAAGATCTAGGAATTATTGGCGGCATTGCGAAGAACGCCAAGAACATGAAGGACGCCTTCTCAAATATTATGAGTGGCAAGGGCAACATCGCAAAGTCGGCGATCATGTCACAGGCCAACAAAATTGACACAAAGGGGCTGGGCAGTGTAGGAGGGGCGCTTCAGTCGGGCCTCGCACAAGTACCCAACCCGTTCAAAGCGCAGCTGTTCAAGGTAATGGGGTTCCGTCAATTTGCATTTGAGTATAGCTTCCTCCCGCGAAATAAAGATGAGTATGACGAAGTTGCTCAAATCATCTACACGTTTAAGCGATATATGCACCCTGTTCTGGGTGAGGATAAGTTCATCATGAGCTATCCTGCTGAGTTCACGCTGGGGTTCTATCACAAAGATAAGCCGAACGAAAACTTGTTCAAGGTATCAAACTGCGCGTTGACGAGCTTGAACACAAACTTTGGTGGCACAGACTTCACAACATTCCGTAGTTCGCCTGGTGCACCAACAGAGATCACGATGCGTTTGAACTTCCTTGAGCTTGAGATGCTGACGCGAGATCGCATCGAGTCAGGATACTAATATGAGCTTCTTTAAGAAGTTTCCCCGGGCGCTCATGACCATCGATCAAAAGCCCATCATTGTGACGGACGTTTTTCGTCGCATTGGGGTTGGTAGCCGATTCAATGATTTGAGTTCATTGATGTTACCATATTTTGTGTTGGACGGCGAGACGCCTGAAATTGTGTCAAACAAGATATACGGCACGCCGTTCTATCATTGGATTATTCTGCACACCAACAACATTGTTGACCCGCGAGCTGAATGGCCGCTAGAGAACAAATATGTAGCTAAGTCTATCTACGAGAAGTATGATTTCACGGTTAGTGTTGCCTTAACAACGCCGTACACTGTTGGGGATTACATTGGTGCATACGATGATGGAGACTTTACATCGGCCTTTATTGTGTCGAAGGTCAATTTTGGAGAAGTTTTGCTTCGTTCCGTCACAGGCGCAGCCAACATTGCGGTTTCGACAATCCTCAAGAACCTAACAACGGATACTGGCGACAGCTTGCGTGTTTCAGCCGTAACGGGTCCGGAAGAGGCGGTTCATCATTATGTAGACGCATCCACCGGATACATCGTTGACAACGATCCAGCTAATGAAAACATCAGCCCCGTTACGAACTACGACTATGAGCAAACAGTGAATGATGACAAGCGCACCATTCAAGTCCTTGACCCCCAATACCTCGGCAGATTCATTCGTAGCTTCGAGCAGTTAGTGAGTGCTTAATGGCAGCGCCCGAAAATATTACCCCCCAAGATCCAGAGAATGTAAACGAAGCGGGTGATGTAATAACCGAAACATTGCGGGTTCGGGCTGCTGATGGCACTACTATAGACATTAGCAATTTTTGCATAGACCTCACACTTTACGAAGATATGTTTTCGAATGTTCTTATGGGCGAGGCAATCATTGGGGATTCGGCGGGATTAATCTCTGCAATTCAGTTTCAGGGGCTTGAATATCTTACGCTATCGTATCGGACACCCTCGTTCACAGAAACGATATCGAAGTCGTTTTTCATTAGCAAAGTGTCTGAGCGATTTTTCTCTGCCAACGATAGGCAAGAGGTCTATCGACTATCATTCGTTTCTATTGAAGGACAGGTTGACAACAACATAGCGATATCAAAGAAGTACTCGGGCATAACATCAGACCTAGTAACACAGATCTATAACGATTATCTGAAAGTTCCTCGCTTCATTGACGTAATCAAAGACACTCCATTAAAGGTGAAGGCCGCCCTTTCATCAACAGCTTCGTTTGTTGCATCATCGTGGTCGCCATTTCGTGCAATCAATTGGCTTGCTGCTAGAAGTTTTATTACGGCAACGTCAGCACCAAACTATTTGTTCTACGAATCAAACAAGTCATTCAACTTTGTGAGCGTTGAGGATTTGATTACGTGGCAACGAAACAGCGGCAGGCTCTTTGCTGAGTATATCTACTTTCCTGGCGCCTCATCAATTCAGAGCAAGAAGAAAGGTGAGTTTACATTTTCCAAGCCTGAGATTTTGAAGCAGTACAGCATGGTTCGAAACATTAGACCCTTTACAGTGATGGATGTGCTATCAGGACAGGATCATGGGTATTATGCGAGCAAGTTAGTCGTAAATGACCTCACATTAAAGACATTTCAATTATTCCCATTTGACTACCATTCAGCGCACACGCAATTCAATAACCTTGAAGATTACGTAGCCAATAAGGATTCATTCAATAGCACCCCTGCAAAAAATACACAGACGTTTTCGAGCCAGCTGATTAGACACCCAGAAACGTACAAAGTCGTTCGGACTAGACAATACAAGGCACACAACGACTTACAAGACCCGTTGTACGAAAAGTGGGTGCTACAACGAAATAGCATGATGTATGAGCTTGGGGCGTTGCGTCTTGAAATTGAAGTTCCGGGGCGTACAGATATCGAAGTGGGTAAGATCATCAACTTCCTGTACCCAAAGAACATTGACAAGGCAGCAGGAACGCTTATCGAAGATGCACTTGACCCGTATATGTCAGGGTTGTACATCATCACGGCGATTCGTCACAGTTTTTCGTTGAACAAACACACAATGTATCTTGAGTTGGCTAAGGATAGTTTCCGGGCAGGATTGACATGAAGAACTTTTTCAGCACCACAGGATTCTACTGGTGGACAGGCGTTGTCGAAGATCGCATGGACCCGTTGTTCTTGGGTCGGTGCCGTATTCGTATTTTGGGGTATCATACCGAAGACAAAGCCGAGCTCCCGACGGAAGACCTGGCGTGGGCAATGCCTATGCAGCCGATCACCTCAGCTGCTGTTACGGGATTCGGCACATCACCCACAGGCCCCCTTGAGGGAAGCTGGGTTGTCGGGTTCTTCGTTGACGGGGATGATATGCAACAGCCAATGTTCATCGGAACGTTCGCAGGCATACCACAATCGTCGTTCATCAATTCGTTGGGTGATCGTGGCTTTCAGGACCCCAACAAGAAATACCCACTTCGCAATCTCCTTGACGAGCCAGACACAGATCGCTTGGCACGCAACCAAGGAATCGCTGAAACAATCGTTGCGAAGAAGCGTGAGGTTAGGGACAAGAACGTTGAAACCGCCATGGGCGGCGCGTCGTGGGATCAACCTGTCATCCCCTACGGCGCAAAGTATCCCTACAACCATGTAACCCATACAGAGTCGGGTCACATAATAGAGGTTGATGATACGCCCTCCGGAGAACGTTTACACACGTATCACAAGACAGGAACGTACACAGAAATTCACCCTGACGGAACAAGAGTTGATCGTATTGTAGGTAGCAACTACGAAATCATTGATGGACACGGATACATTCACATTCGAGGCAAAGCCAATGTGACTGTTGAAGGATCCGTCAACATCTACGTTAAGAACAACTGCAATCTCGAGGTCAACGGTGACCTGAAGATGCACGGTCACGGCGACGTAGAGTTGAAGGCAGGCAAGGATTTGATCTTGACTGCGAAAGAGAATGTACGAGTACACGCTGACAAGAATGTAGACATCGATGCGTCGAAGAAGATCAATATGAAGTCAAAGTCAGGCATGAAGATCAAGGACACTAGCAAGACCACGATTGGCAGCCCTGTTACTGAGGTGGGTCTTATCAAGGTCAACGGCATGGGCATTACGCCGCTTCCGCCTTCGTCACCCACGATCAACGCTCCTGATACGATTGGCACAGCTTCTACGTCAGAGCCAACAATAAAGAGCCCTGCGTACACTTTGCTACCTGAAGAGCGTCTAATAAAGATCGCAGAAATCATTGAACTTGAGGATGTTAATACCCCACAAAGCAGAGAATACGTTGCAAAGACACAGGAAGAGTTGGACACAAACGAAGCGGTATCTGCGGACACAACTGCAGAGACCGATCCCGTTGAAAAATCAAATGCGTGTGGTCTTGCTCAGAAAGTGATTGAAGCCGCGGAGAAGGATCTTAATGTTGTTGAGACAGGAACTAAAGATGGCTTCTCTCAAAATTATGGTGGGTTGCGAGGAGAATCTTCTCCTGGAAAAGAAACGCCAAAAGGCCAACCAGGACGCATCGATGCCATGCACTTGAACGCAGGCCTTGAAAACAAGATCCCAACAGGAACAGCTCGGGGCGAGGGGTATCCGTGGTGTGCAAGCGCCGTAACAACTTGGTGGAAAGAAGCAGGTGCCCCCACGCCGCCATCAGGCCCTGCTTCATGTAAGAACTGGGCAACATGGGCAAAGTCAAAGGGTTACTACTCATCAACTCCAAAACTTGGCGCAGCAATTGTGTATGGGCCCGAAGGAGCAGAGCATCACATTGGCATTGTTACAGGCCTGAATCCTCTTACAACAATTGAGGGGAACACAAGCCAAAGGGGATTCAATGCAAACGGCTGTGGGTGTTTCAGAAAGAAACCCAACACTAATCGGACTCGAGCATACATCCACCTTCCCGAGGACGTTTGCCCTGACCCAATTCCTACGCCAACAACTGAGGATCTTGAAGGTGATATCAAGACATTCATTGAAAACCTCAAGGGCAAGACTGGTTTGTGTCCCGAGAGTGTTCGTTTGCAGCTACCTGAAGTCGCTGAGAAGTTCGGTATTGATACGCCGTTGAGAATGAGTCACTTCTTGGCACAGATTAAGCATGAGAGTCAAGACTTTGCGAGGACTGAGGAGAATCTATATTACAAAGCCCCCACACTTATGACCACTTCTCCGTTCAACAAATATTTCAAGTCGCTCACCAAAGCAAAGGAATATGAACTCAACCCACAGAAGATTGCGAACCTTGGATATTCTAATAAACTTGGCAACGGAAGTGTAGAATCAGGTGACGGGTACAAATATCGTGGTCGTGGTTACATTCAGTTGTCCGGCAAGGTCAACTACGCCTCGTTCAACAAGTACGTGTCTGATGATGTGATAGCAAATCCCGATCTTGTTGCAACTAAGTACCCAATGATGTCGGCCGGTCACTTCTGGACAATTCAGAAAAAGCTGAACTCAATTGCAGATCAGGGTGCAACAAGCGCCGCTGTGGAAGCAGTCACGCGGAAAGTCAACGGCGGCACAAACGGAATCGCCCAGCGCCAAACATACTTTAACGGCTTCATTGCCCTCGCTTAGGGTGCATAAATACCATTATGGCACTTAACACACCGTATCGGCTATATAAGGACATTGACCTAACGTTCACTAAGAATCCCTTAACATGGGACGTTAACAAGAAGGTAGATGTTAACGCAGTCAAGCAGTCCTTGAAGACGTTGATTTTCACTCGATACAATGAACGACTATTCCAGCCAGAGCTGGGATCACCGATCTATAGGCTACTCTTTGAACCCGTTGATCCCATCACGACAGAGGCTATCCGGCGCAGCATTGAGAACCTGATTCAGAACCATGAACCCCGAGTCATCCTGAATCAACTGGATGTCACTCCTCGGGAAGATGAAAATTCGTATGAGATCTCAATCTTCTTTACGGTTGTTGGCATCCCGTTGCCAGTCTCCTTCAGCACCATTCTTCAGAGGCTTCGTTAAATGCCTGAACTCAGAGTTACCGAATTAGACTTTCCCGCAATCAAGGCGAACCTCAAGAACTTCTTGAAGGGTCAAGCTGAGTTTACGGATTATGATTTTGACGGCGCAGGCCTAACGGTGTTGCTTGATGTGTTGGCGTACAATACACACTACAACGCAGTTCTG